AATCATCAGAAGTTATCGGTGCAATTCCGTTGGCTAACTGGGTCGGACGTATGTTGAGCCACTTGTCTTATACATACTTGGGTATGCCACGCGAACTTGAATTTAAGTTTATGGAATCAGGACGCCAAGATTTGGAATCAATTGCGCGCACACGTGACATTGAAACCAAGTCAGGGAGTTTAACTCTTAACGAATCACGTAGTCGTGGCGGTATGCCGTTAATTGAATCACCTGTAGCCGATATGCCAATGATTGTTACAGGCGCAGGCGGTTATTTTGTAACAGAAAGTGGCATTATTCCTTTTGATAGCGCACTTGAAGGCGTATCTGCGCCTGCTGAGGACGCAATCGCCATTGAATCAGGCGGTGACGTAGGCGGCGGTTCAGAGGCGCCTGTGCCTAACGTAGAAGATAAGCCAACAGAAGCCGAATCTAATGAGCAAGTAGAAGATTCAGAGTATGACGAAGGCTTAAAAGCGGCGGACGAACTTAAAATGTTTCTGCGTTGGCTAAAGAAATCGCCTACACGCCCATTTAATTTCCGTGAAGTGCCTGTTGTATATGCCGAAGTGTTAAATAAGTTTATCGGCATTGGCGATTATGACAGCGCAAGATGGTATGCCGAACGATATTTGGCGTAAATGGCAAATCAGGCGTGGCGCAAAAAGAACGGCGCTAAAGTCCGCTTAGCCGCTAGACGTTCGGCGTTAATCAGGCAAGCGTTACGGCAAAGCGTTAATATCTCGCAAGTGCAGGAAAATTGGGCGAGCGCGCACCCAAATCCTGAAACTATGACAACAGAACAGGCGCGCCAATGGGCATTAACCAATGTCCGTGTAGATAGCGAGCCGTTAATGGCGGCTTTACGCACACTTTATTTAGAATCATATTTGCTTGGCGAAGATATTGCTATGAACTCAATTGCCAAAGCCAAGATAAATAAGGCGCCAACTAAGCAACAGTTACAACGAGCAGTAGGCATTAACTGGTCTAACTGGCGAGCAGGCAACAGAGCCGCCGCTTTGCTCGTTAGTAAGCCACGCGGTCTTTCTACGTTATTGGATAGTCGTGACCTAACAATACAAGGCATTAACCGCACTACGTTAGACAGAATTGGCACACGATTGGCAAATGCTTTGGCACAAGGCTTGCCGCCTAGCGAAGTAGATTTATCGGACTTTTTTGATGATTCTGAACGCGCTTTGGCTATTGCACAAACCGAAATGAGCCGAGCCGTAGCAACAGCAAGTCGGCAGTTATACGAGGAAAGCGGCGTGGAACTTGTTGAGTGGATTGTTGCTGACCCTTGTGACCTATGCCAAGAAAACGCCGATGTTTCGCCTATTCAAATTGGCGATACGTTTCCAAGTGGTGATACCGAACCGCCAGCGCACCCAAATTGCGTGTGCGACATTTCGCCATATGTAGTTGATACGCGTAATATAGGAGAGGACGCACTATCATTTATTCTCGGAGATGAGGACTAATGGCAAATTCACACAAACCACCGCAAGGCGTTATTAGTAATGCCAAACGCGGCTTAGAATTACGCCGTGAATTCAATCGTGGCGGAACTCCTGTTGGCGTGGCACGTGCAAGAAGTCTGTCAAATGGACAGGGAATTCCGTTAGAAACTATCCGCCGTATGGTATCTTATTTTGCACGGCACGAAGTTGATAAGAAAGGGAAAGATTGGGGAAACGCCTCAAATCCTTCCGCTGGATATATTGCTTGGCTACTGTGGGGCGGCGACGCAGGAAAAACGTGGGCAGATAGTATTTCCGAGAGAGAAAAGAAAAAGGATAAATCTATGGCTACTGATATGACCAGCACTTACGCCGCAATTATTAAACAAGAAAAACAAGATGATGGCACTTTGCTTGTTTATGGAAAAGCCACAGATGATTCGCTAGATATTGACGAACAAATTTGCGACGCCACTTGGCTTGAAAAGGCTATGCCTGAATGGTTCAAAACTGGCGGCAATATCCGCGAACAACACAGCAGTATTGCGGCAGGCGTTGCCAAAGAATTAGATTCAAAGCCTGACGGCTATTACATTTCTGCATTAGTTGTGGACGCGCAATCAGTTAAAAAAGTTGAAACTGGCGTGTTAAAAGGATTCTCAATTGGCATTAGAGCGCCACGTATTGTGCGCGATAACAAAGCCGCTAACGGCAGAATTATTGACGGACAAATTGTTGAAGTTTCTTTAGTTGATAGACCAGCCAATCCAAATGCAAAACTTATGTTGGCAAAGTCTGACACAGCAGGCGACTTGGCAAAAGTAGAAGAATTTATTGGCAAAGAAGAAGCCGATTACGAAAACATTAATAGCGGCGGCGGCAATTCAGAGCCAGCCGATACTGAACTTTACAATCGCGTAAAAGCAGAAGCCAAAGAAAAGTTTGACGTTTATCCTTCGGCTGTTGCAAATGCGTGGGTTACACGTGAATACAAAGCACGTGGCGGCGGATATAGAAAAGAAGAAAAAAACACAGATAGCGAAACCGTGATAGGAGAAAAAATGGAACACGAAGAAGATAAAGCGGTTTCCGAGAAGCCGTCCAAAGAAGATATGTTAAAGATGTATGAAGAAGCCAAGTCCGCATATATGGACGCCAAGATGGCACTTGATGAGTGCAAATCTATGTGCAAAGAGGCTGGTCTTGAAATTGAAGATGAAGAAAAAGCAGAATACGGCGAATCAGCCGAAGAAGAAACTGCCGAAGGTTCTAAGCCAGAAGCGGCAGAAGAAGAAGTAGAAGAAGCCGAAGGCAAGAAAGCCGAAAAAGAAAAATCAGCAGAAGGCGAAGAAATCGCCGAAGTAGTTGAACCTGAAAATTCCGTTGAAGAAACGGAACAACCTGCTCTAGATGATGACGTTATTGACGCCATTGTTGATAAAGCCGTAAAGAGTGCAACAGCAACTGTTCGTGATGAGATTAATTCTTATAAAGAAGAAATTAATAAGTTACAGGCAGAGTTGGCAACGGCTAAGAACAAAGCAGTAGGTAACGGACCGAAGCGCGCAGTAGTAACGAAGCCAGCAATTCTTGAATTCAATGAGTTCAGCAGAATGGCGGAACAATATCGTGCTAAGGCGGCAGAAACCACAGACAATCAACTGTCACGCGGTTATCGGGAATTGGCGGCAGAATTTGAAGCCAAAGCCGTTGCATTAATTAACAACTAACCAAGAAAACTCTTTACGAAAGGAAACAAATGGCTACATCAGCACTAAAAGCCACGGAACTCTTTTCTGACGCTACTTCTGCAAAGGAAGCGGCACTACGTCAGGAAGAATTCTCGTCTGCTTTTAATAAGTCTGTTAGTGCCTCTGTTACTGACCCATCTGCCATTATGGCAATCAAGTCAGGCGCAGCGACATTTTCAACAGTAGCGCCAACACCAGTTGCGCAACTTGAATCATTAATGTCCAACAAGTCACTTACACCTGACGCAGTAGGCGCGCTTAATAACGCACTTGCTTCTCAGCGTTTGGCTATGCAGGATATTCAGAAAGAAATCACACTTACATCTCCACTTAGCACATCATTTGCGGCATTTGACCTAGAAGCGCCAGCAAAGTTGCTTACACCACGTCCTACACCACTACGTAACCGAATTCCACGCAAGAAGGGCGTTGGCACAAGCCACCGCGTCAAGCGTATTCTTGGTTACACAGGTACAGGAACTGGCGGAGTTGGTAACACTTGGCCGGGAATTACACAGAGCACAACTACTGCGTTTGGTTCAATTAACTTTGAACGTGGACCACAAATCTCTTACGCCGCAGATGACCTAGTACTGCCATATAACTCTTACTCACTATCTGACGCTGTGTCATTTGACGCAAACTTCTCAGGTATGGGATATCAGGACTTGCGCCAACTTTCATCTACTTCAACTCTATATGCAACAATGCTTATGGAAGAACGTATGATGTTGATGGCTCGTGGAACTGCAAGCGGTTATTCAGGCGCACTAGCGGCACCTGCTTCTGTAACACTTACATCACCAGTTGCTGGCGCAGGACAAACTGCACTAGCGGCGGCAACTTACTTTGTTTATGTAACAGCAAACGCTGGTATCGCAGGCTCAGGCTTCGGCGAATCAATCGTTACATCTGTTCAATCAACAGCAGTTGCGTCAGGTGACGTTCTTGCAATCTCTTGGGGCGCAGTTGCTGGCAATCTTGGTTACAACATTTATGTTGGCACAACTACTGGCACAGCAAATTGCACATATCAGGGAACAGCGCAGGGAACTTCTGCCGTTATTCAGGGTGCAGGAACTGTCGGTCTAACTGGCAACAACTTTGCTTACTCAACAACAGGAGCCGCCGCGTCACGCGCAGACGCAGATACATCTGCATATGCAACTGGCTATGACGGAATTCTGCCTACTGTTCTTGGCGCTAACTCAGGCTATAACAATACAATCAACAGCACTTTCAGCACTTCTAACCCAGGAACTGAATATCAGACCGTGTTTTATAACCTCTACAACAATGTTAAGGCTGACCCAGATGAGATTCTCATTAACGGCTCAGACCGCAAGCAGTTGTCAGACGCAATTAAGAACGGCTCAACAGCAAACTACCGTCTAAACCTCACACAAACAGAGGCTGGCGATTACATTGGCGGCGCAACAATCGGTGCGCTTTACAATGAAATCACAGGCAAGATGGTTCCACTTACTGTGCACCCTTGGTTGCCACAGGGCGTTTCTCCTGTTCTGTCATACACTTTGCCAATTCCTGATACAGAGGTATCAGATGTTTGGTCAAACTTTATGGTTCAGGACTATATGGGAATTCAATGGCCTGTAACTCAATTCCAGTATGAATTTTCTACTTACTTCCGTGGAACTTTCTTCTGCACCGCACCTGCTTGGAACGGCGCAGTATCAGGAATCGTGTCTGCATAATGTGTCTAGTATGTGGCTGCAATCAGCCAGCGAATAGTCACGGCGGTGGTCAGACAACTTTGCCTGACGGCACAATCGCCACAATGACAACGGCTGTAATGGTTACACCAACCGAAACACCGAAGTAATCCGTCAAGAAGGGTGGCGCGTCATATAGTGGGCGCGCCACCTTTTTTAACTTAAAGGGAGCAAAAGTGGGAAGATTATTAGCGTCAGATGGCGGCGTTAAAGGCGTGGACATTACAACAGAACGCGGTGTGCGTTCATATAACCCTGATAAAAAAGGCGTTATAACAGTTGATAACCCAACACACGCCAAGCGATTGAAGGCAGAAGGTTTTTTTGAAGCGTCACTAATGGGTCCAACTGTTGGCGGCGAAAGTCTTGGTTACACTTGTTTAGAGTGTGGCTTTGGGAGTTGGTTTGCTTTGTGTAGCCGTTGCGGTCATAACAACAGCACAACGCCTAGAGATGGAGAATAATGGCAATTGGCTTAAATACGGACACGTTCTTTGAAAGCCCATACTTAACTGCGGCTGAATATCAGAACGCGCCAACGTCAATGGACTTTAGCAATTTGGTTGTAGGCGGTAATTCTGCGGCGCAAGAAGCCGAACTTAGCCGTGTCATTTTGCGAGCGTCATCATTTCTTGATGAGTATTTGAACCAAAATCTTGTTGCAACGCGCAAAGTAGAAACACAGCGCACACGTTTTATGCCTAACGGCTTTATATCGTTACACCCAAATCAGAATCCAATTATTGCATTAGAGGCGTTTTCTTATGGAATGACGCCAAATCAGTTAGTGGCAATTCCTGACCCATCTCTGTGCTGGTTTGAATCTCAGCAAATTATTATTCCAGTTAGCCAAATGTCGCTTACTTGGTCATCTAGCGGACCGCTTTCATTTGGCGGCGGCGGTTCTAACTACAATCAGATTTATTGCCAATACACATACACTTCGGGATACGTTAATAACCCAATTGCGGTGGCTGTGGCAGGCGCAAGTTCTATGACAGTTGCCAATCCAACTGGCATTGTGGCAGGTCAAGCGTTACGCATTTATGACGGCGCAAAATCAGAGTTGGTTTATGTGGCAAGCGGTTACACATACGGCGCCACAACGGTCACATTAGCCTCTCCGTTGCTCTATGACCACGCCGCAGGCACAACCTTTGGTAATCTTCCAAACGCCATTAAAGAGGCTTGTATCCTCGTTACATCGGCTTTTATTAAAATGCGTGGCGATAGTTCTATGACTATGCAAGTAACAGTTAATCCAAGCGGAAACATTACAGGCGCAGAGCGTTACGGCTCAGAAATTGCACTTGCTTTGGAGATGGTCAGCCTGTATCGCCGAGTTCGCTAATGACAACTCTTACAGGTCGCTCTGCCGTTCGTGCGCAACTATCAAGTTTTATTGCCAATCCGCCAATTCCTACTTTAAACCAAGTATGGACTTCATTTCCTAAAAACATTAATTTTCAAGTCAATTCACAAGTGGGGCAAATGTCACGTTCTGCCTGCATTGTGTTTATTCAGCAAGAAACAGAAACGCGCTTGGCGATTGGCGGCTCTCATAGCGGTTGGAAGCGCGTGGACTACACAGTTGTGCTTCAAGTGTTTCAACACTCCCTACACCGCGATTCAACGGCGGCGATGGACGATTTTGATACACTTATTGACGCCATAAAAGAACGGCTACGTTCCGACCACAACTTTGGTGACACAAGTGGCACCTTAGTTTGGCAGGGTGCAGAGCCAATTATTGACGCCTTTTATGGTGAGCCAAGCACAAACAAAGAAGGAGCAACGGAAACGTTTGCTGAATTGCAGTTTGATGTTACGCAAATGATTCAAGCATAAGGAGATGCAATGAAATATAAATACAATGGAACAGATGAACGTGTGTTTCCTACGCTTGGCGTTGTCGTAAAGCCCGGCGAGGAATTTGAAGCACCCGAAAATTTTGTTGCCGCCGATGTTGTGCCTAGCACTTCATTAACAACAAAAATAGCCAAGCCATCAACAATGTCTGTTACGACAGACTTACCGCAGGAGAGTGAATAAATGTCAGTTCAAAATTCCGTTCGTTCCTATATAGGAATCGCAAAAGAAGCAACAAAAGGCACAGTAGTTGCGCCAACAGATTTTATCCCAGTAGCCAAAGATTCATTAAAGCCAGTAGATATTGTGGACCCACTTTACGATACAGGCTTGCGCGGCTCTAACGTTGTTAATTACAACTATATTCCGGGACGCACACGTTCTACATTTGATTTTGGCGGCGCTGTATTTGCTGACACTATCGGCTATGCAATTGCTGGCGTTTTAGGTTCAGTTGCAACAACAGGCGCAAGCGCGCCATACACTCACACCATCAGTTTGTTAAACAGCCTAACTAGCGGTGCAGATACACAGCCAATTTCTTACACACTTACCGACTTTTATGCCGTTGATGTGCGTTCATACCCTGGTTGCCAGTTCTCGGACTTCTCATTAAAGTTTAACGCGGACGGAATGTTAGAGTATGACGCAAAGACAACTGGCTGGCAATCAAGCACGGTTTCTGACCCAACTCCAACTTTCTCAACTGTATTACCTACGCCAGTTTGGCGCGGCACAGTTTCAATTGGGGGTTCCGCCGTATCAACTGCGATGGAAGGCTCAATTGAGATGACACGCGGCGTTACACCTATTTATGGCATTTCTAATACACAGAATCCATATCAGGTATTTCTTGGCGCACTTGAAGTTACAGGCAACATTAAGTTTGTAATGGAAAATGATGACCAACTTACTAATTTCCTTACTAACGTTCAGCCAGCCATTGTTCTTAACTGGGCATATGGAACAGGCGCAACAGCAGTTCAGATTCAAGCCACAATCACTAAAGGCGCTTACACCGCCGCAATGATTGAGCGCGGAGATGATTTTGTTTCCGTGTCTATTGAACTTAACGCACAAGCAAACACCACAGATGACGGCGCAAGCGGTGGTTTCGCGCCAATTAAGTGGGTTTTGCAGAACGCAAAGGCTTCTGGCACTTACGCGTAAGGTCAGAATAGAAGTGCTAAGAGGCGGTTGTAGTAATCGCCTTCCTTACTCTCGCCTCTTAGCACCTTTTTAAGTTAAAATAGGAAGGCAATCCTCTATCGAAAGGCAAACAAAATGGCAAGTAAAACAATTAAATTACCAAAAAGTGGCGCAACAGTAGTTCTAAAAGACCCTGAAACGTTACGTACAAAAGACCGCAAGACTATCTATAAAAACGCCTCAAAAGAAGATGAAGGCATTATGCAGGCTTTATCTTTTTCTGATGGTTTAATTGCAATTCTTATTGAATCTTGGACACTTGATTTGATGTTGCCATCAATTAAAATTAACGTTTTAGATGAACTTGAAATTGCTGATTATGATTTTTTAACAGAAGAAACAAAAGAAGCACAAAAAGTATTGTTCCCTAAAACTGGTCAAACCGAAGAAACAGAAAAGGACCCTGAAAGCCCTTTCGCCAACTCCAACGATTAAAATGGGTACTTGAAGGCGGCGAGCGTCATCAAGACTTTCTTTACCCTGATGAGCAATGGATTTATTACACGTGTGCAAAAGAATTTGGGTGGACACCTATGCAAGTAGATGAAGCGCCAGCGCAATTAGTGGATTGGATTCTTGCAATTTCGGCTATTACAGAACAGGTTAAAAATGATAAAACACAATCTTAACCTTGTTTCAAAAGCCGTTACAAAAGCAGGTAAGAGTATTGATGATGGCGCTCGCGCCACACGTGATGAAATGATGACCACTTTGATTCAATTGGCTAAAGCCGAGATAGTTGGCAAGCGTCCTAAAGGGCAACGTGCCACATCAGGACAACCGCCTATGAACCGAACAGGCAATTTGCGTCGTTCTATTCGCGGTGAAAAATATAACGTTGGGTTTGCCAAGTATGAAGCAATCGTTGGACCAACTATGATTTACGGACGCGCAGTAGAAATGGGCGGCGCGCCTACTTGGACAAAAGGACAAAAGTTTCCTTATATGTCACCTGCTTATGCCAAGTTTAGGCTTATTGCCCCTAGAATTGTGCAAAAGCATATGGCGATAGGTGGTAGATAATGGCAAGTTTCTTACCACCAGCCATATTTGAAATTAAGGCTGTTGCCGACCAAGCCATTGCTAAGTTTAAAGAAGTTGAAGGCGAACTGGACAAAATGGGCAAACAAGCCGATGGCGCTGGCGGCAAGATTTCTAAAATGGATAAGGCTAGTAAGTTGGCTACTGGCGCTTTAATTGGTATGGGAACAGCATTTGCAGGTTTTGCCGCAATAGGCATAAAAGGCGTCATAGAAGATGAAAAAGCCTTTACTAAACTAGGTCAAACGTTTTCTAATCTTGGCATAAACATTGAAGCCAATAGAAAATTAGTCGGCGACTTAGACGCGGCTTATTCTAAATTAGGTTTTGGCGGTGACGAAACAGCAACTGCATTAAACAGATTAGTTTCCACCACTAATGATTTAGAAATGTCACAAGGTTTATTGTCTATTTCGGCAGATTTGGCGCGTGTTAAAAATATTGATTTGGCTTCTGCCGCCGCAGTAGTTGGTAAAGCGAGTATGGGTAACGCCAAAGCGTTCAAAGAAATGGGTATTACTTTAGACGATACTTTGCCTAAATCGGAAGCCATTACAAAAGCAATGGGTGAATTAAATGAAAAAGTAGGCGGTCAGGCAATTGCATACACTAAAACATTTGCTGGTCAGTTGGTCGTATTACGTGAGCAAATTTCGGCTGTTGCTGACACAGTAGGCGGCGCTTTATTGCCTTATCTAAAACAAATGGTAGATGTTGTTGCCAACAGTATTGAATTTATTAAAAAGAATTCTGCCGTGTTTAAAACATTGGCAGGCGTAATTATTACTATAACGGTTGCGCTTGCGGCGTATAACGCGGCAATTAAAGTACAGATGGCTTTAACTAAAGCGTGGACAGTAATAACTGGTGTTCAAGCCGCAATAACTCAATTATTAACTGGACAACAGATAGCACTTAATACTGCGATGAAATTAAACCCTATTGGACTTATTGTTTCTGCCGCAGTATTACTAATTGGCGCGTTGGTTTTGCTTTGGAATAAATCTGAAACTTTCCGCAAAATGATGATACAAGTTGGCAAAGTAGGCTTAATGTCTTTAGGGTTTTTAATAAAAGTAACAGGCGAGTATGCGCAATCAGTTATTAAATTAGTAACTGGTCCATTAAAACTATTGTTAAAAGGATTAGCCTTACTTGGCGTAGGTGGTGCAAAAGAAGCGTTAAAAGGATTAGAAAGTGCCACAGAAGGCGTAGGTAAATTTTTTGACAGCGCGGCTAAAAAAGTTGAAGGTTTGGCTGGCAAATTAGACAAACTTAATAAACCAATTAAATTAACATTTGCCGCACCACCAGGAGTTCCTGAAATACCAAACGTAACTGGTGGTGGCGTTACTGGCGGCGGAACAAGTGGCGCTGGTAATGCGGCTGCTAAAAAAGCCAATGAAGGCTATATGAAAACTATAAAAGATTTGCAAGAAAAAACAATTAAAGCACAAACAACTTTTAATGAAGATATGCTAAAAGCGCAAACAGAGTATGACGATACTGTATTTGAACTTAATGCAAAAGCCGCTAAGGAAATAAATGCGTTAAATACTAAAGCCGAAGAAGCCCGTTTGAAAGAAAAAAAGCAACGAGATTCTAAAATTACTGACGCGCAAAGTAAATTTAATGATGAAATGAAAAAGTTAAACAAGCAAAAAACAGACGATTTATCCAAGTTAGAAAAAGACCATTATGAAAAAATGGCTGAAATAAACAAACAAGGCGCAGATAACTTACAAGCAATTGTGCAACAATCTGTGGATAGATTACGTGACGCTTTTGCAAAAGGCACAGAATTTAATGTTTCTGATTTGTTCAAAGGCTTGTCAGATGTTGGCACTAAAAGTGCAGAAGGTTTATTAACCGCCCTTAAAAATAAATTACAGGGCGCAAAAACTCTTATTGCAAATGCCGCTAAATTACAAGCAATGGGATTTTCTCAAACATTTATTGAACAAGTTGCTTCTGCTGGACCCGAAGTTGGCAATCAACTTGCAGAGTCGTTACAAAATGCAGATTCTGAAACCATTAAACAGTTACAAGCCACGTACAATGATATGGAAAGCGTTACAAATACTGGTTTAGATTCATTGGCTACTGCTATGAACAAAGGCGGCAAACTTGCAACCGCCGAATTAAACAAAGCATACTTAAATGCACAGACAGATTTAACTGCATTTTTGGCTAAAGAACAAGCCGCTTACTCTCAAAAACAAGCAGAGATTAACTCTAAATTCCAACAAGATATGATGGCGGCTGAAATTGTAAGAGATAACGCAATTGCTGGCGCACTAGCAGATTTTGACGAGGCTATCGCCGCCATTAATAAAGATTTACAGGACAGCATAAATGAAGTAAATGCCAATTTGTCAGATGGGTTAATACAGGCTCAAAGAGATTTAGCAGACGCGCAAAGAGAAGCACGTGCTTCTTTGGCTGAATCTTTGGCGGCTATACAAAAAGAATTTCAAGAAAAACTTGGAGCAGTAGATAACGCTGTTGCAAAAACAACTGCTGCCGTAAAGGCTTTGTTGGACCTTATGGCTAAATTACAAAGCGGTGGCGGTGGTGGTGGCGGTGGTGGCGGTGGTGGCAAAGTAACCCAAGTAGATGAAGAACGCGCTGTTGCGTATTCTCGCTGTGCTTCGGGGCGTGGTATCTATACTGTTACATATACAGATGGCAAAATGACCAGTTCAGTATTTAAAGCGTGTGTTATTTCAGGCTCATCAAAACCAACTGTAACGCCAACAGTATCGCCTACGCCTTCTCCAACAACAGTTGATACAACCACTTTGGCTGGTATTCTTAAAGCAAGTGGCACAAACGTTACAATTTACACTACTAATATGACTAACCCGCAAACAGTTGCCGATACAGTTGTGAGTAGTATTAAATATGCCGCTACAACTTTGCCATTGGCTCAAAGAGGGGCGAGAGTGGATAAATGACAGTTACATTAACGCAACCTTATTCCTTCTCGTTTAACGGATTAACGTTTGGCGGCGCTGGTTCGCCTTATCAAATTTTGTCAGTTGATGGACTAGAGGCTTTGCCAAATTTGCGCGTACAGGACGATAATCGTGGGTACGCCGATGGTATGTTTTCAGGGCGAGATTTTTATATGGGAAGAACTGTTACAATCATATTTAACACTTTTGCGGCTAATGGCGTATCCGCGCAGATAAATTACAACACAATCCAATCTTATCTTTTGCCTCAAACATCAGGCACTACGCCACTTTATTTCTTAATGCCGCCGTCTGACACCGAGTTCCTTAATGCACGTGTAAGAGGCTTAAAGACCGTTGTGGACCCTGATTACACTTACGGCAAGATTACTTCTATGGTGGAGTTTTTTTGCCCTAATCCAGCCTATTTTAGTAATAACGAGCAAACGGCACTTTTGGCATATACGCCAGCAACTGGTCGTACATACAATCGCGTGTATAACCTGACGTATGGCGGCGGTTCGGTTGAAATTACAACTACTATTACCAACAATGGTTGGGCTAACGCTTATCCAACTATTACTTTAAATGGTCCAATTACTGACCCAATTCTTGGTAATCAAACGCAAGGATTTGCCTTAAACTTTTCGGGGACATATACGGATACTGATGACCTAGTAATAGATTTATACAATAAACTAATCACGCTAAATGGTCAGCCAGCACGTAACCTGCTTATCTCAGGAGATTGGTTTTGGGCACAGCCCGGAAATAATCTTTTCTATTTAACAGGCGACGCAGGAAGCGCCGTTGTGGGAACCACACAAGCCACAGTAGTGTGGAACTCGGCATATATTTAGGAGAATAAATGACGCTACGCACACCGCCCAGTTGGTTACAAAATGGTTCTCACCCTGCCGAAAATGACCGCTTAACAACGCAAGCACTTTGGGCTACAACAGGCATTATTAATTCAAGTTCTTTGGCGGTAACACAAAACTCTCCTGTTGGTATGTCGGTAATTATTGCAGGCGGTTGGGCGGCAATAGTTGGAACAACGCAATCAAATATGGGAACTTATGTTGGCTACAATGACGCGCCAACAGTTGTTGCAATTACAACCGCAAACCCAACCAATCCGCGTATTGATTTAATTTGTATGACAGTTCAAGACGCTTACTACACAGGCGCACAAAACAATGTTATTTTTCAAGTTGTTGCAGGAACGCCAGCAGGTTCACCTGTTGTGCCATCTACGCCAGCAAACTCTATTGCTCTTGCACAAGTGGCAGTAGCGGCTGGCGCTTTATCTATTACAACTGCAAACATTACAGATTTGCGCGTATTGGTAACAACTAACATTCCTGAAAGCGGAGATATTTCTGCCGTGACAGCAGGCACAGGCTTGCAAGGTGGCGGCACAAGCGGTTCAGTAACTTTGGCAATTGATACAGCCGTTACAGCAGATTTAACTACGGCACAAACTTTAACTAACAAAACGCTCACTAGCCCATTAATTAATCTTGGCATTAACGCGCAAACTGGCACAACTTATACAACTGTATTAGCAGACAATGGAAAATTAGTAACGCAAACTAATGCTTCTACAATTATTACAACAATTCCGCCAAACTCAAGTGTGGCATACCCAGTAGGCGCACAAATTAACGTTGCACAATTAGGTGCTGGGCAAGTTACATTTGCACAAGGCGTTGGCGTTACAATTGTTTCAACTGGCGCTACGGCTTCTGCGCCAAAATTACGAGCGCAATACAGCACAGCAACGGCTATTCAAACTGCCACGGATACTTGGCTAGTGATTGGTGATATTTCGTGAGCCGTTTAGCATTAACGCCTACTAATGTGCCTGCGAGCGCAACTGATATTTCTACGCCAACATTACGTGCTGGCGATTTGTATTACAACACCGCAACAGGATTAATGGCATACACAGGCACAGCGTGGGTTGCCGTAGGAACTGGCGGCGTTTCCGAGATAGATGGCGGCGTGTTTGATAGCATAGCGCCGTATCAAGGCGGTTTTCCATCTGATACAGCAACTCAAACCTTTAGTGGGGGTACACCATAATGCCAGTAGTAACGCAAATTCAAGTACGCCGTGGTACGGCTTCGCAATGGACTTCTACTAACCCAACACTTGCTTCGGGCGAGTGGGGCTTTGAAACTGATACAGGCAAAGTTAAAATAGGTGATGGTGTAACTGCTTGGACTTCTTTAGCATACACAGGCGCAGGTGATGTAACACTAACTGGAACACAAACTCTTACTAATAAAACTCTTACTGACCCAAAAATAAATCTTGCTTTTACAGCAGATACAGGTTCAAGTTACACGGCAGTATTAACTGATAATGGCAAAGTAGTAACAATGAATAATGGTTCAGGAAACACATTTAGAATTCCTACAAATGCTTCTGTTGCATTTCCAATCGGCACACAGTTAAACGTATTATCAATTGGCGCAGGTCAAACAACAATTAACGCAGTAACAAGTGGCACAACAACTATTCAATCAACTGGCGCAACTGCCGCCGAACCAAAACTTCGTGCGCGTTATAGCGCGGCGACTTGCCTTAAAGCAGGAACTGACCTTTGGTATGTGTTTGGAGATATTGCCTAATGCCTATTATTGGAGTGCTTGATTCTGCTAAAACTGGCAGATTAGGAGTTACTGTTGAATATTTAGTAATTGCTGGCGGTGGTGGTGGTGGTAAAGATAATACATCTCCACGCGCTGGTGGTGGTGGTGCTGGTGGTTATAGAAACTCAGTATCAGGTGAAACATCAGGTCGCGGCTCTGCGGCTGAAATTCCTTTGACTATGCCATTAAACACTTTTTTCACAATTACAGTAGGCGCTGGCGGCGTAGGTTCTACAAGTGATAGCCAATTGGCTTCTGTACAAAATGGTAATAACTCATCTATTTCAGGAACTGGAATTTCAACTATTACTTCTACTGGCGGTGGCGGTGGCGGTCAAGGTTACAATGGCGGGGCTAACAGTAGTTTTAATAATGGTGCAACTGGCGGAGCAGGTGGTGGTTCTGGTCAAGGCGGTGGTCCTGCTTTAACTGTTGCAGGCGCGGCAGGAACATCAAATCAAGGTTATGACGGCGGTCAAGCAATTTCTAATGCTGGTTTTACATCAGTTGCTGGTGGCGGCGGCGGTGGCGCTGGCGCAGTAGGTCAAGGTGGACAAGGCACAACTGGTTCAAATGCGGTAGGTGGTGCTGGTGGAAATGGTTTAGCATCTTCAATCACAGGTTCATCAGTAACACGTGGTGGCGGTGGTGGCGCACAAGCGGTAGCAAGTCCGGGAACTGCTGGCGCAGGTGGGTCAGGCGGCGGTGGCGCTGCCAATAATGGCGGAACTGGAACTGCTGGAAGTGTTAATACAGGTTCAGGCGGTGGTGCTGGTCAAACTGGCGGTGCTGGTGGTTCAGGCGTAGTTATCCTTCGTAATTTAACTGCTGCTGGAACATTTATTGGCGGCACACAAACAACATCAGGCTCTTATACTATTTACACATTTAATTCCTCAGGCACTTTTTACACAGGAAGCGCAAAAGCAACTGGTGGTGTTATTTCAACTGATGGTTCTTATTGGTATCACAGATTTAATTCATCAGGAACATTTACTCCATTACAATCACTTAGTGTTGATTACTTAGTAGTTGCAGGCGGCGGCGGTGGATTCTCAGGCGGTGCTGGTGCTGGTGGTTATAGAACTGCCACATCACAATCTGTTACCGCAACAAATTACACAATTACAATTGGTGCTGGCGCGGCTTACGGACAAAGAGGTTCAGATAGTAGTTTTGCTTCATTTGCGGCTACAGGTGGCGGCTCAGGTGGAAATGGTTCACCGCAAAATAGAGGTGGTTCAGGCGGTGGCGGCAGCCGTGATGGTGATTCGTCACCAGGTACAGGTAACTTAGGTGCTTATTCTCCATCAGAAGGTAACAACGGCGCAGGTAACAACAACACAGGTTGGTGTGGCGGTGGTGGCGGTGGTGGTATTGGCGCGGCTGGTACTGCTGGTTTTGGTAACGGCGCTCCTAGCGGTGAAGTAGGCGGTGCTGGCGGTATCGGTACTTATACGGCCATTTCAGGCGGTGCAACTACTGGCGCAGGACAGTTATCGGGCGGTAACTATTACTTTGCTGGTGGTGGTGGCGGTGCTGTTGGTTCGGCTTCTGGAACTGCGTCACAAGGTGGTTTAGGCGGTGGCGGTGGCGGTGGAAATCAATCTGGAATTACTGCGGCTAACGGAACTGCTAACACAGGCGGTGGCGGTGGCGGTGGTGCTGGTGGTTCAAACTCAGGTTCAGGCGGTAGCGGTATAGTTATCGTCCGTTACGCATTTTAAGGAGAAGGCAAATGAAAATAGTAAAAGATAAAGAAAAAGTAACGCAACTTTTTACTTATGAAGTTGTAATGTTGGTGCATATTGTTGCTGATAGCGAAGAAACCGCTAAAGCGCAACTAGATGAAAAAGGTGGCATAGTTACTAAGCGAGAAGTAAAATTACTTAATGCAGCAACGCTTTATGGCGAAAAGGAGAAAGAATAATGGCTCATTTTGCAAAAGTTGTAGATGGCATTGTTGAACAAGTTATTGTTGCCGACACTAAAGAGTGGTGCGAAACCAATCTTGGTGGTACTTGGGTGCAGACTTCTTACAATACTCAGGGCAACACTCATCTATTAGGCGGAACACCGCTACACAAAAATTATGCTGGCATTGGATATTCTTGGGACGGCGTAGGTTTTGCCGCGCCACAACCTTATGAATCTTGGACTTTGGATTTAGATACTTATTTGTGGGAAGCGCCGACTCCAATGCCAACAGACGGCAATTTTTATAATTGGAATGAAACAAATTTAGAGTGGGAAGTAGTTATTCCGCCTACTGAATAGGAGATAGAGTGACAACCACCTATCGGTATTTGTTTGCTGACCTTTTAACAAATGAAATTATTGCTGAACTACCTATAACTGGCGTATCTTTTACTCAGCAATTAAATCAGGCTGGTTCTTTTAGCGCACATCTTCTTTTGTCAGGCGTTAATACATATGGTTATAACGTGGACGCGGCAACACAGCCAACGCGTAACGCTGTTTATGTAGATAGAAATGGCATTTTGGTATGGGGTGGCGTTATTTGGTCGCGTTCATATGACAGCGCAAATCAAACGTTAAACATAACGGCAAGAGAATTTGAATCTTATTTTGAACACCGACTTATTAACACAACAGTTGCTTTTACAAACATTGACCAATTGTTAATTGTCCGCACTTTGATAAATGACGCGCAAATGTTACCAAATGGCGATATTGGCGTTATTACAGGTTCTGAAACGTCAGGCGTATTGATTGACCGCGTTTATTATGACTACGAATATAAAAATATTTACGCCGCAATTCAAGATTTATCGCGCCAAGATGACGGCTTCGATTTTAATATTAAAGTTGAATATGACGGCGTAACGTTTGAACCAAAGAAAACTTTAGTGCTTGGTTATCCACGTACAGGTAATGTGGATTCAGGTGTTGGCGATATACAAACGCCTGTGTTTATTTTTCCCGCAGGCAATATTGTGCAATACAGTTATCCCGAAGATGGCTCAATTGTGTCTAATAATCTTTACGTTACAGGTGCTGGTTCTAATGAAGGAAAATTACTAGCAAATGCACAGGACGCCGCTTCAATAACGGCTGGATTCCCATTATTAGATGTAACAGTTTCTTACTCTGACATTACAGACCAAACTGTGCTTAATGAATTGGCATTGGCGCAAGTTCAGGTAGTTGCTACACCACCACCAATTATTAGTGTGGTTGTGCCTGCTTTTGTTGAGCCTCAATACGGCACTTATTCTATCGGCGATGACGCGCGGCTTATTATTCAAGACGAAAGATTCCCACAAGGCTTGGACGCCGTTTATCGGATTGTCGGACTTAATGTGTTGCCGGGCGAAGATGGTCCTGAACGTGTAACAATTACTCTAACAATTACTACCAACTAGGAAACGGCTATGGCATACATTAATCAACCGCCTGAACTAAAAACAATGTTTCAGGACATATATAACCGCCTTGCTAAATTAGAAACCGCACAACGATTTACAGCGCCGAGTGTAGATTTTTCTACTGATACGCCGACCAATCCACGTGTAGGCGATATATTTTATGACTTAGATTCCGAGCATTTGGTCTATTGGAATGGCACAATATGGCATAAGTTAAATCAGGCAACACTTTAATGGAGATAGAAATGGAAAAAAATTAAGTGGTTTATCGGGGGGCTAATAAGCACGTTACTTCTAACTGGTTGCAGTTATCAAGGCTGGACGCGTTATCCCTGTCAAGAATATGAAAACTGGGAAGCGCCTGAATGCAATCCGCCACAATGCGAGGCGCTTGGACAATGCACGAAAGACTTACTACCTGATGTGGAAACCAACAATGGCTAAAAAACGATTAACACCAGAAGAATTACACGCACGTTTAATTGTAACCATAGGCATTTTGCTTGCACTTGTGTTTAGCGGCTCTGTGTTTGCGATGTTATATGCACTTGTTTTTGTAACGCAACCAATGAATCAAGCGCCTAATGACGCGGCATTTATTGATTTAGTATCAACTCTTTGCGTGTTTTTAACTGGCACTCTTTCAGGAATATTGAGTGCAAATGGGCTAAAATCTAAACCTAAACCGCCAGTAGAAAAGGAAGTAACGGAAGATGGACATTAAGAAACTAATGGAACTTTGCGAGGCTTCTGTCGGCTATACAGAAGGCGCAAATAACGATACAACGTTTGGCAAGTGGTTTGGACTTAACAACCAGCCTTGGTGTGCTATGAGTGCCAGCAAGATGTATTTTGATTCAGGCGCTATTGCGTCAGTTGCTAACACTAAAAAAGGCTTTGCTTCTTGTGACGCTTGGCTTAAATATCTAACTAAGAACAATCAAATAGTGCCAATCGGACAGGCAAAACGTGGAGATTTAGTGTTCTTCCAGTTTGATGAGGACGCGCAGGCTGACCACGTAGGCATTGTTAAGTATCACAACACGGCACTAAAGTATTTGCAAGTATATGAAGGCAACACAAGTTCGGGTAAGGCTGGCAGCCAATCAAATGGCGACGGCTTTTACTTGAAAAAGCGCAACTATCAAACAATTATGGCAGTTGCTCGTCCAAAGGAGTAAAAATGAATAAAGAAATGCTAAACAGTTATGTTCGTAACGCAATTGGCGCACTAATCGGCGCTGTTGTAACAGTAATGGCTGTAAAGAGTTATGGCTCGCCGCTTGACCTAACTGGCGCAGATTGGAAAGCCGTAGCAAACGCACTATGGGCTGGCGCTTTGCCAACTCTTGCACGTTATCTAAACGTTAAAGATTCTGCCTTTGGCAGAACGGCGAAGTAATTCGCCACAACTAAATAAAGTTGCCTAGCGGTTGCCCTTGGGGAAGAAGCAACCGCTAGGCTTCTTTTATGTCCATACTAAACCGCTTCCACGCCAAATACGCCGTTAATGCCAATGGTTGCTGGATATGGACAGCCTCTAAATTAAAAAGCGGCTACGGCATATTTACTGACACAAACAGGCGGTCAATCACCGCACATAAATGGTCTTATTTACATTTTAATGGCGCAATACCCGATGGTTTTGTTATTGACCACATATGCCGCCAAACCAGTTGCGTTAATCCAACACATTTGCAAGCAATCACGCAATCAGAAAACATCAAAAGAAGTTTGCACGTGCAAGCACGTGGTGCTCGCACACATTGTTCTAATGGTCACGAATACACCGCCGCCAATACTGTGCGTATTGCAGGCAGGCGCGGACGTATTTGTTTGGCTTGCAGGCGCAAATAGCAAAATATGTGCGCAGTTGTTCCGCCGATTTACCGCCGTAATGCCCCTAACTAATGCCAAACAATTACACCGCCACGTGCGCACACGCGCACATTTACGTGCCGTTTAAATGTTTTACGTAACGCTCTAAATAACGCGTTAATAACCACGTCGGCTTTATCTGTTATACTTATCTCATAACTAAATAAGACTTTCAGAAAAACTCGTCCACGCGTACGCGTACAAGTTGATTAAGTTACGTCTATGTATATTGATAAATAAATAAGTGCCAAATTAGAGTAACCAAACCGCCCTGCAAATAATCCTTCGGGACAGTACGCGCCTTTGACCAAATAATTTCGCACTTAGTTCATAGAGAAGGCAAGAAATTGTGGCGCAGTTATCAGTAGCGCGCCACATTTCAATATGTAGCCAGCAAAACTACCAAAGTCCAAACCAGCCAGCACAACGTTACGCAGTACCAGTTAATGGCAGATGTAACGAATTAGGCAATAGTTTGGTAATCGTCACGTGACCGAATCGGCGGCGATGTAACACTTTTGGCAAGTTTGTGACCCACCGTGAAGTTGTAACGGATATCGGACGCCAAGACGCAGAAATGCCGAGCGTGTGACACCGATAGGAAAGTTATTTGATAGCGGCGAAGGACCCAATGGCGAACCAGCCTTAGAACATACTGATTATGGACAGCAATAAATCCGAAATCGCGCCGTCACTAAAAGGCGGCGCGATATAACTATTTGGCGAATAGTTACTGATGAGGACAGCCATCAACTACAAACAAAGGACAGAAAATGACTAAGAAGCACTTCATAGCAATGGCAATACAGTTCGCAAAAGTTCAATCTTCTATTCTTATAATGGACAGAGATGTGGACACAAAAGCAACGCAACTTGTTGGCGTTAGTTTAGCGATTGACGCTTTTTGTAAAGTAGCCAAAGAATCAAATTCGGCTTTTGATGAGTCTTATTTCAAGGACTTTATCCACGAAATTCTTTACGGACAGCGTGACGCAAATGGCAAGTTAGTTAAG